GCGCGAGTACAGGTACAGGTACAGGTACAGGTACAGGTACAGGTGCAGGTGCAGGTACCGATCCAAGTTTGTTTGGTTATTATAGAGATGCGCTAAACCTCGTAAGTGATGATGAAGGGTTAGCGGCATTAGCAACGCCAGCAAGTACAGCATTTCGTTCTGCTGGAAACCCGTTTGCCTCTAACACTGCCTCTAACACTACTGGGACTGTCCCCAATTACACTTACGAACGAGCGCAAGTTCCCGGTACTTACGATGCTAATCGCCGCCCCGGTAGTAGAGGACAACGGTATTTTTCAGATGCCGCATTTGTTCCTCAAGGCAGTCCTCAACGTCAAGCTGTTCGTGACACATACGCTAATCAAGCGAGCGATGCCCAACTGGTAAACCGTGCTAACATGGCTCAACAACGCCAGTTTGAGGCGCAACCACGTCCTACATATACCCAGCCCACTGCAACTCCAATGCAGTTTGGCACGTATACTCCCCCTGTTAATCCAGCTTCAGGGGCGGCAGTCATTAATCCTGCTCCTACAAAAAACGACCTCATAGCGTTCCTAGCACAGCAACGTAAAAATGAAGAGGAAAAAACAGGACAAGAAGTGGCGGGAGAAGAAAAACCTACCCCTATCCCTACTCAAATGGCGGTAGATTCTACGGGTATTGCTTCTCTTGCTAGAGGAGGTCGAACTTCCGCTTACGCTATGGGGGGTACACCACAAGCCCAAGGGTATTATTTAGGTGGTGCTACAGATGGGATGGCAGATCGCATCCCCGCTAGGATTGATAACAACCAAGAGGCGCGACTAAGCGATGGTGAGTTTGTTATCCCCGCTGATGTAGTCAGTCATTTAGGTAATGGTAATTCCAGTGCTGGCGCTAAGAATTTATACGGCATGATGGATAGAGTGCGTATGGCGCGTACTGGTAACAAACAACAGGGTAAGCAAATAGACCCTAACAAATTCATACCAAAGAGGTAGGCGGTTATGCCAGCACAAGAAACAGGAACAACGGGGTCTTTATCCCCGTGGGCAGCGCCCTATGTAACGGGTATGTTAGGTAAAGGGCAAGCCCTCGCTAACCAAGATTATACAGCGTACACAGGGCCATTATCTTCTGGGCCATCTGATGCACAACAAGCGGCCTTTCAGGGAGTAGCAGGTTTAGCAGTACCTACGGGGCAGATGGGGGCATACCAACCGGAACAGTTTACAGCACAAGCTGCTACGGATTATATGAACCCCTACCTCCAAAGCGCGTTAAACCCGCAGATTGAAGAGGCGCGACGACAGTCAGAAATTCAAAGGGTTGCTGATGCTGGGCGATTAACTCAAGCGGGGGCTTATGGTGGGTCACGTCAAGCTATTATGGACTCAGAACGTAACCGTAATTTGTTGCAGAACCTCGCCGGTATTACAGGGGCAGGTTACAGCGATGCATATACCCAAGCTCAAAACCAATTTAATGTAGAGCAAAACCGATTGCAGTCGGCTCAAAGTGATGCAAATAGATATGGGCTAGAAGCACTAGCTGCACAGGCTAATCTTGGACAGCAAGAACAGGCTATTAATCAAGCGGGTATAACCGCAGACCTAGCGCAGTTTGAAGAAGAACGGGACTTCCCGTACAAGCAAGTACAATATCAACAGTCGCTGCTGCAAGGACTGCCCATTGGCGCACAACAGACTAGCTACCAAGAAGAGAGTGGCCTAAGTAAATTCTTAGGGGCCGCTGGTGGCGTTGCTAGCATCTGGGATTTACTTAGAGGATAAGAACATGGGTGGCATAGACCAACAAATTACAGACAGAATAACTAGGGCCAATGGTAATCCTCAAAAGCTAATGGGGCAGTACGGGGATACCAAAAGTATTCTTGATCTTATTGCGGCACAACGTGCGGCTGATTTAGTCAAGGAACAAAGGCAACAAGTTGCCCTACAGATGAAGGGTAATCCCGCTACAGTTGCAGATGAACTTGAGAAAGAGTTAGTAGATGGGCAGAAGGCAGAGATGCGCGGGCCACTAGAAGGACTTAAAAATCTACGTGGGGACCAAGCTCAAGGAGATAAAACCCGAGGTGTAGCTGGAGTCTTAGCTAACCAACAAAGAATGGCGCAGCAACAACGCCCAACAATGAATGTAGCGCACGGTGGCATCATAAACGCCCCTGCACCTAACTTAAACCGCATGTATAACGGCGGCATTGTCGGTTATGCCGAAGGTGGACTTACTGGAGACGAGATTGCTGCGTACCTAAAAGAAGTAGGTATTAAACAAGAAGAATATGATAATGCAACACCCAGAGTACGCGCTAGAGTGATAGAAGGAATTAATAAACTAATAGCAGAGGATAGAGACCTAGGTACTGCACGGGGTACAGGATCACTTAATATATTTGGGGGCACTACTAAATCAGATGCACAAATGGAAGATCGTAATAGGCAAATAAGAGAGTTTTTTACCGCTCCATTTAGAGGGCCAGCAACAGGCGAAGAGTTAAAGCAGGGACGCAAAGAATTTAACCCCACCGAACAGCAGGATGCCGCAGAACGTCTAATGAATCTTCCTGATGTTAGGGGTGGCATGGAATTGGATATCGGAACTAGGGAACAGCCTACCCCTCTAGAAGATGACATCTACGGTAGGCTACCAACAATGATGCCCAAAGGAGCTATGGGTGTCACGCCCGGAGGCGACTATTCACCAACTGGTAAGTATGGCAACACTGAAGGTGTAGATGCTCAAACTGGATTAACTTTTGCCGAGACTCAAGAGGCTTTAGGCAACAACGCTCGTCTTAACACCTTCTCAGATGAACTTGCAGGTATAGGGGAGACAAAAGCAGAAGCCGCAGCACTTGCAGCCGCCGAAGCTGCTAGATTAGAAGCCGAAAAAACCGAAGCCGAGGGGAATAAACCGCCTTCTCTAATGAAACAACTTAAGCAAAGAGCAGAAAAAGACTTTGATCCGTATGCTGATGCCCCTACTACTCCTGTGAACACAGGTATTGCAGGTATTACATCAAGCGGTACGGGGGCTACTACTACTCCTCCTCCTGCGAACACAGGTATTGCGGGTGTGCTACCGGGAGGGAAGAAAAAACCTCTAACACGTGCAGAAGAACTTCAAAAGGAGATAGATGCTCTAGACGAGAAAAAAGGGGTTTTTGATAAACTTCTAAGCCGTGCTGCAAACACAAAATTCAAGAAGTCGTATGGCAGCAATTCCGAAGCACTTGCATCAGGACTTAGAGATATTGCAGAAACTGGGCAAATAGAAAAAGCCACGAAACGAAAAAGTTTAGAAGGCCAACTAGCCACTGAACAAGCCATAACAGCAGCGCAAGTTTTAGCCGAAGCAAAAGAAAGTGAATTTGCTAGGGAGTTTGGCCTAAGACAGAAAGCGGAAGGGCGACTTAGGGAGACAATGACTAACCAGCAGAGGAATGATTTTGCGCGGCTTGCCCTTGACACCCACAAAGAACGAGGGAATTCACTCGTAAAATTAGCGGAATTAGGTTTAGAGACAGAAAAGACAAAGGCTGCTCAAGAATACAGGATGGCCTCATTAGCCCTACAAGAACAGGCTAACGGGTTTGCGGAGGATCGTAATATCAATGCTATGCATAACGTAGTGAGGGGGTATGTTACTGCTGCTACTAGTTTCTATAAGGGTCTATTAGCCAATGCAGTGGGGGCAGAAGCAAAAGCTATTCAATACGAGTTAAAGGCTGAAATAGCGAGAATCGTTGGGATGGTAGGTACTGACGGTAAGATAAACCTGTCTGAATTACGAAAGTTGGGTGCTGCCCCGGCAGTTACTGAAGCTACCGCCTCCAATGTAGATGCCGCTGTTGCCGCAGGGATATAGTAAATGTCTGCACAACTTGAAAGATACGCAGATTGGATTGTTGGCAATAAAGACAAGAAAGGCACTCCTGATTTCGATCAAGTGTATACCGCGTTTATTAGACTTAAAGAGGAAGAAGACGCTGAACTTGAACCAGACTTTATTGACCAAATAGAAGAGTTTGGTAAGGGTATACCGGCTGGTGCCATTGGTTTATTAGAATCTGCCGCATTGGGTGGGGCTGCATTACTTAGTGATGAGAACGAAGAAGCTGCCCGTGAGACTATCCAAGATGTTGCGGCAAGCGCACGAAGTCCTTTCTCCGCTGATGAAGGTTCCGAAGACGCTGTAGGACGTAAGTTTGGTGAAGCCTTTGGTTCTTTTGCAGGACTCGGTGCTACAGCTTTAGTTCCCGGTGTTGGTATCCCTGCTGCGGCAGCGTTGGCGGCGGGTGCGGGTGCGGGTGAAGCAAGAGAACGCGCTAGGGCTGCTGGTGCAACCTACGATGAACGCGCTCTAGCTACAGGGCTAGGTACTGTAGTTGGGCTATCAGAACTTATACCTCTTGGTAGATTAAAACTACTTAGGGATACTCTTGGTGAAAGCGCATTCAGGAACGGTATTGAACGTATTAAACGTGCGGGTGTAGCAGCGGGGTACGAAGGAGCACAAGAAGCTGCGGCGGGTTTTCTTCAGAACGCTATTCAACGGGGGTACGACCCAACGCAAGAACTACTCAATGTAGAACTTGCGGAAGAAGGTGGGTATGGTGCAGCCGTAGGTGCTACTGTTCAAGGACTGCTTGACCTTGCTGCACCTCGTAAAAGAGGGCCAGATGGTGATGGTACGGGAGATACCGACGAAACCACAGAAGCCCCAGAAGCTCCGAGAAAGGCGGGGGCAAGACAGACCGATCTTTTTGATGATGATCTTGGTGGTGCTGATGTTGCTAGTGTAGAGGCAGAAGCGGAAGCTGCGGTACTTGAAGAAGAACGACTAGCAGAAGCGGCAGAAGCAGTTGCTGCGGAAACCGTTACGTTAGCAGGAAAAGAATACACTATATCTGAAGTAGTTAATTTGCCACGTAGTGCAATCGGAGGATGGAGTGAAGCAGACCAAGCCGAAGTCGAAAGGATACAAACTGAAGTACAAACTACAGATGTCCCCGCGCTGAAAGAAAGTGGGCTACCTGTTGGAGAATACACGACAGAACAGCTTGAGGCAGTAAGACGTTTTCAACAACGTACAGACTCCACCCCGGAAACACCAGAAGCAGTAACACCAGAAACACCAGAAGCAGTAGCGAGAACAACACCTAAAGGCTTTCCTGAAGCTGTAACAGAAGCAGAAGCGGCAATGCCGCTCCGAAAAGAAGCTCAAGAGAAACTAAAAACTGAAGAAGCTATACGAGCGGTTAACGTACCTAAAGTGCTGGCAGAGAAGCCAGCAAACCAACGATCAGGGATAGAACTTGAAGCGATAAAGCGTTTTGAGCAAGAGAGTACTGGTGCTGAAGAAATTTCGGATACAGAAGACCTGTTTGGTAGTGAAGCAGAGACTACGCCCGCACGATTTACAAAGGACTTAGAGCGAGAACGGATTGGGTTTAAACCTCTTCCTGAAGGTGTTACCGCTGAAGATGTAGAGGCTTCCAGAGTTAGCCAAGAAGCAGCAAAAGCTGAAGCAGAGCAAGCGGTTATAGATAGAGGAGAACAGTTAGCCGCCGTAGATGCCGCTAACCAACAAGTAACCAATAGAGAACAGTACGAAGCTGACTTAGTTGAAGATACAGCTTTGGGGATGATGCAACGAGAGGCTAACGATCTTTTCCCTATTGAGCTTGATCAAGCAGGGGGAGCAGCCGAGACAACACAAGAAGTAGAGATTGATCAAGAAAGTGTAGCCGCTGAACGTGTGCGGTTAGAGACATATGCAAATGCCCCAAACACTCCCGCAAAACTTAAGCGCGATATACAAGAGTATTTAGCTGCCCCGCAGCCCACTACTACCACTGAACCTGTAACCCAAAAAATAGATGATTTACGTGCGCGGATAGAAGCGTACGGACAAGCCCCGAACACACCTGCAAAAGCTAAACGTGAGGTACAAAAGTATCTAACTGAAACGCAAGACTCCACTGCTGCTCCTGAACCTGTAAAACAAAGGGTAACTAAAAAGTTTTTAGGTGCTCTTTTTGTTCCTCCTAGTTCAACATTTTACAAACGTATGGCGAACAGAAAACTTTCTCTAGACGATATAAATACAAGACTACGGCTTTTTGCAACAGCCCGAAGTACTTCTGCAAAGGCTAAACGTGCAATACAAGAATACTTAGTTAACCCACAAAACACTAAGAGCGCACTCACAAAACTAGCCCCCGCTGCCCAGCAGTCTATGGGGTTCCAAACTAAACGACGAACCCCTGCACAGGTAGAGACAGCTAAGAAAAAGAAAGCTGCGGAGAAGAAAAGACAAGAGAAGAACGCTAAAGCTAGAAAGAAAAGGGCCGAGAAAAAAGCTGCTAAGACTGAAGAAGCGAAGGCAGCGGAGAAGTTAGTGAAAGACGGTGTAGCATCAGATACGGCTGTCATTACTGAAAGCACAACAAACAACAATAAACTCGCGCAAAAAATAAAAGGCATCTCTAGTTTTATGGGGATAAACGCTAACCCTGATCTAGACGCTCCCTTAAATGAAAAAACAGTATCTCTAATACGGGAAGGGAATACCAAAGAAGCGTTATTGGCTATGGCTAAAGCTCTTCCTAATACGCCAGAGTTTGCGGCGTTAAAAAGAAATGCCAAGAAGTTAGCTCAAAGAGTAGGGGAAACTAAGGTTATTATTGTTTCACAGAACCCTACAAACCCAACAGAGCGTCTTTACAGAGATACTTTGGACGATGATGGAGCTAACGGGGTCTACAGCTTTAACTCTAAAATAGCTGAACTTAATAACGTAATTTTGTTAGACAGCAACATAGGACTAAACGCATCTACGCTAGTGCATGAAATGACCCATGCGACTACCCATAGCTATATCGAAACAAACCCTAATAGTCCTTATGTAAAAGCGTTAAGGAAGTTATATGCTACTGCTAGGATGTACAGTGAAAATGGTGATACAGCGTATGGGCTAGCCGATGTTCACGAATTTGTATCGGAAGCATTTGGTAATGCTGCGTTCCAAGAACAACTTTCAAATGTACGTGTTAACGAATTAGCCTCTTCTGAAACTTCAGTAGGAACTCCTGTTAGTCTTTGGCAGAAATTTAAGAATTTAATCCATAACATATTAAACAGAGGTACAGACAGAACTGTACCCATTAATTCTGTGCGTTTATCTGATGAAGCGAATAGAGTCATCTCTTTAATTCTATCTCCCGCGCCCGGACAGCAAGGTGTTGGCGTGTTAGCAGGTAGTGCTCAATACCCAACTGAAGGTGTACTACGCCAAGTAAACCAAGCGTATCGCGGTGATTCATTAACACCATCTGAAAGAACAGCTTTAAATAAAGCCATAGCCGAAACAACAGATGATGTTACAGATGTAAGCCTAAAGTATTTTTTCAAAACGCTCCCTATGCAAGCTATGGCAGATGTTGCGGGGTATTACAATAAAGCTCTAGGTGATCTTGCTTTTAAACTCAACACCTTAATGCTAAACCAACGCGCTGCTTTATCTGAAGCTGATGCACAGTCTAAGGCTTCTGCTAGACAGATTCAAAACTGGACAAAAGCTGTGTGGTGGAACCCTGCATCTAAAAAATCAGATAAGCGCGTAAAAGAAATCGCTATGCTCGACAATATTGCGGGTATTAGTACGGTTGAAGAAGTTGACCCAAGACTATCAAAAACCCAAGCCGAAAAACAATACGGTAAGGGCGGTGCCAAGATGGCTATATGGCAAAGTATGCGGAAGGATTGGAACGCCATAGGTCCAGAAGGACGCGAAGTATACAACAATATGGTCAAGACCTACGCTAAGTTGTATAGAAAACTTGTTGATTCTTTAGAGTATCGGTTAGATGGTACTGACATAACGCCAGAGACACGCCAAAAACTAAAAGGTGTGTATAAAAAGATGTTAAGCCAAAAGATACATCCTTATCTACCCTTACGTAGGAGTGGTAAATATAGGTTGGCTTTTGACGCTTTCAACAAAGATACCAACTCTACTGAACCTGTATTTTTAATGTTTGAAACCAATGTCGAACGGCAGGACTACATAGATAGAGTGTTGTCTAAAGACGAAAATGTGGTTAGAGACTCTAAAACTAATGACCCTAAATACGATACCTACAATACAGAAAAGGGTAAATATAGAGGTGCGGCACCTTCTACAGGGTTCATCAATGACCTACTAAAAGCTATACCGAAGCCTGAAGCGGGGGATAAGCAGTCTCAAGCTATGGAGGACGCTATCATTGAAGGGTTCATCAATGCGCTGCCGCAAACGTCTTTTGCAAAAGGGTTTCAGAAACGACAGAACATAGCGGGATTTACAGGGCAATTTACGGGTGAATTTGCCAACAACATATATGACATGAACCGCAAGATAGTCCGTATGGATTACTCCGGTAGAATATTAAATCTGCAAAACGAAATAGAAGAGGTAAAGGGTCTAGATAGTAAAGGGGGTGAAGTAAAACAGAGTTTAATAGAGCGTGCTGACTTTGCTCGTAACCCCCCAATAGACGGATGGGCACAAACTGCTAACCGTTACGCGTTTTTATTCACTATCGGATTTAACGCTTCTTCTGCATTGGTTAACTTGTCTCAATTACCACTTATTATTTATCCTATGTTGGCTGGTAGGTATGGGCCTGTAGAAGCATCTAGGGCAATGATGACAGCTAGTGGGCTGATAACACGTTCAGGGTTTAGTAAAGTAACGCAACCTCTAGTGTCCATGAAGGGTATAGAGTCAGTCGAAAGTAGAGCGATGCCTTCTATAACTAATATGTACACCATGACTGAAGATGGAAACTTTACTGTACGTAAAGGTTTAAAGATATCGTCAGAAAAAAGAGCCGAGCTAGAAGCACTTATCCCTCTTGTAAAAGCCGCTACATCTACTAACGCGTTAGTATCTACCTCTTTGTTTGACTATACCGGGGTGAACCAAGCAAGCACTAACCAATCTGCTATGGACTTGGTAACTACGGGTTCGGCTTTTATGTTTCATTCGGTAGAGCAGTACAACCGACAAGTAACATTGATCGCTACTTATAATCTAGAGTTAGCAAGAATTAAGAAGGAACAACCAAGTTTAACAACGCAAGCACAACGAGAATTAGCTGCTGAAAACTCGTTACTACGAACTCAGGAGTACAACGGTGGTGCTGTGTTAGAGACTGCTTCTCCCTTTGCTCAAAAAAGTATAGGTCGAGTCGCCCTTATGTACAAAGGGTTTGGCATTCAGATGTATTACACAATACTAAAAGCTACTCGACAGTTTATGTTAGGGCAGGTGGATGGAAAGAAAGTAGAGGGAGCAAGAGCAGAAGCCTTTAAGCAGCTTATGGGCATACATGGTTCGGCGTTGTTCTTTTCTGGAGTGCAAGGACTACCAATATACGGGTCAATCGCCTTGCTAGGTAACTTAATCTTAGATGATGATGAAGACTCGTTTGAAGAGTTAACACGTAAAGCTATCGGTTCCGAAGCGTGGTACAAAGGATTTGCTAGTGAACTGCTAGGAGTAGACATATCTCAACGCGTGGCACTTACTAACTTAGTTCTTCAGGCTAACCGTTATTCAACAAATAGAGAACCGGAGCAAGTAATAGTTCAAGCTCTAACTGGCCCCGCTGGTAGCGTTGCCCTTCAGAGTTACAAAGGGTTTGAGGAAGCCATTAGTGGCGATGGCCCAGACAGCTTACGCCGTGGTATAGAACGAATGACCCCCGCCGCAATTAAGAACGGGTTAAAAGCCGCTAGGTACAGTGAGGATGATGGCGTATTGACTCGTCGGAAAGACCCCATACTAGAAGACATTACAGTAGGACAGCTATTTGCACAGGTTGCTGGTTTTGCGCCTAGTGACTATACAAAGAACCAAGAAGAAGCCAGAAACATTAAACGTATTGACACTGCTCTCAGGGAGACACGTAGTAAACTTCTTAGGAGAAACAACCTTGCTTTCTTCTATGGGGACGCTGAAGAACAAGCATCAGTAAGAAAAGAGATTGAAGCGTATAACAAACGTGTTAGTAAGAACTTCCCTAGAGCAAGAATTACGATGGGCACTCTGGGTAGATCACGCCGTGCTTTTAGAACACAGACCAGAAAAATGGTCAACGGAGTTCAATTAAGTGAAAACGTACGGCGTTCATTAATAGAGTATATGGACGATCAAACCGCGATCATTGCAGATTTTGAGGGTTAGGTGATACCTAATGAAAGTTGATGGTTCCACTTCGATGCAACAAATCCAACAAATTAGTTGGCAAAAAGTTGCTGATCAAAAACAACAAAAGTTAGCAGATGCTGCTGAAGGAAAGACATTACAAAAGATACGGGAAGAGCAACAGTTTGAGATTTATCAGGCAAAGGGTAATAGGCTAGAGATGGAGTCTGTTTCTGTTCCTAAAAGAATAAACGTAGAGGTTTGAGTAAAGGACTAATGGATAAAGACGCACTTACTAAGATTGAAACGCATGAAAAAGAATGTGCGTTACGTTTCAAAGCGATAGAAGAACGCCTTGAGCGAGGTAGTGCGCGGATGGATCGGATGGAAATGTCGATCTGGGGTGTGTATCCATTTATTCTAGCATCAGTTTTTTTAGCTAAGTACCTCTAACATGATCGGGGAAGTTGTTGCCGTTTTATCCGCGTTAAAAGCACTTAACGATGGTATAGCGACGGTCAAAGAAGGAAAGGGTAACCTAGATTCTATTTTAGGGAATTGGGCAGAAGCAGACCAAAAGTATAACGAGGTAGAAAAAGCCAAAGCTGGGGCAATGAGCTACAAAGACGCGCTAAAAATGGAAAGCGCGAAGCGGCAGCTTGCTAATTTTGATCAACAACTGAAAGACATCTGCATGATGCAGGGTCAATTTGATCTATATACAAGCATTAAGAGGCGCATGGAGGAAAGTCGTTTAGCTCATGAAAAAGAACTTCGGCTTCTTAAAATAAGAAAAGCCGAGCTTAAAAAGACGATGAAATTAGCGGGCACGATCATGTTTACTTGGGTTTTTTTCATGATTTTTTTGTTTGCAGGGCTTTGGGTATATCGCCAACCATGATTATGGCTTTTTTGCTGACAGTTATTGTTGACGGGGCTACAGTAAGCACTCCCGATATGTTGTTTGAAGATGTGTACGAGTGTAACAAGTTTGCAAACGCCATAGAGCGAGGAGAGTTAGGGCCAAACCAACGGCCTTACAAATGGCAGGAGAACATAACTGCTCATTGCGTTCCTAAAATGGTGCGAGAAGGTACTTTTCTATTTAAGTGAGAATGATATGAAGGTTTTAATTATTGCAACACTATTGTTGCTTCAGGGATGTGGGTCAATTGTATTGTGCGGGGAAAGAACTTATGAGTTTGAAGTTCCTAGCACTGTCCCTTTTCTGAATGGTGCTTTCAAAATTAAGCGTAGCTCTGATCATGTAGATTGTGAGCGTGATCCAGATGAGAGAGGGACGATGGATGATTAGCCATCAGAAGTTGGCCCGAATGTGCGGGGAGTGCTACCAAGAAAGTACTTTTGAAGAAGCTAACATAGAAGTGCTTGTACAGGGTAACGTGTTTGCATTTAGGGGTACAGATGAACCCAAGGATGCGATACGAGACATACGTATTCTCCCTCTCTGGACCCGTGAACTCGGCTGGTGTCCAGCGGGATTCTTGAAAGCCAGCAGGAGACTTGTTAACAAAGTGACCTCTATCTGCTTAGAGCAGGACATTGACCACAAAAACATAGAGCTAACAGGTCATAGTCTCGGAGGTGCAGTAGCACTCATCACTGGGGCGTTGATGACGAGAGATGAAATACCCCCTACGCAGATAGTAACTTTTGGCGCACCGAGGTGTGGACGGCTGAAGATTCTAGATCAGGTTTTTGTTACTCAGTATAGGCACGGGAAAGATATCGTTCCAATGGTTCCCCCGCTGATGAGAAGACATAATAAGCTGTTAACCTTTGGTAAACCAGAAAGCTACATTAAGGATCATTTCGTAAAAAATTATGTAAAAATGAAAGAGCCACAGAGGGAAGTATGAGTCCTAAGAAATTAGAACCAAATTCTAGTTATGGGCGATATGATACTGACGGTGATGGTATAGTCAGTGATGATGAATTAGCGATTAGTGCTCAACTACAAGAGCTAGAAATGTTGCATGAGAAAAATGTAGCGCAACGACATATGGTTTGGTTCGCTCTTTGGGGGTTATTATTGTACCCGTCTGGTGTAGCAGCTTGTTCGTTTCTAGGGCTGAATGATGCAGCAGCTTTGTTGAGTGATATGGCGAACATGTACTTTCTTGCCACGGGAGGCGTAGTCAGCGTGTTCTTTGGCAGTCAAGTTTATGAAGGAAGAAACAAATGACAGTTGATGTAAAGCAGGTTTATGAGGAAATATCCGCAGATGAAGGCAAGGTTCTTCATGCTTATTTATGTAGTGAGCTACACAAGACCGTGGGTATTGGTCATAAAGTGTTACCAGATGACCCAGAGTATGGTCTCCCGGTACACGGAGCCTACGATGATGTCTCTGAAGAAGAGAGCATTACTGAAGATCGTTGCTATGTTCTGTTTCAACAAGATGTCCAAATAGCGATTGGTGGATGCCAAAAAATCTACGGTAACTGGGAGGAGCTTCCACAGGAAATGCAGCATGTTCTGGTCAACATGTGTTTTCAGCTTGGGCAAGGTGGATTGAGTAAGTTTAAGAATTTCAAAACCGCTGTCGAAGATTACCAATGGCAAAGGGCTTCAGAAGAGATGCTCGACTCGCGCTGGGCTGGTCAAACTCCTGAACGGGCACAACGCTTATCAGAACGTGTAGCAGCTTTAGAAGATTAAGGTTCCCCCACCGAAGTGGGGGGTTTGCTCTGGAGAGCATGAGAACAGTAAACGTACTCAATCGGGGAATAGATATAGGTGCGCTTACTTGGAGGGAATATATCACATAATTCTCCAAATGCGAACTC